TGTCCTGCGGCACTGAAACCTTGTTCGCCCGGCACGGCAGCTCCGCCTACACCAATATTACCGCCGCCGCCGCCAGACATATCCATAGGACTCATGCCCTGTGGTTGTTCTTGCTGTGGTTGCATGCCCCCAGCTTCACGGATAATTTGTGCTTGGCGGAAAGCTTCCCGCTCATCGTTGATAAACTTCTCAGCATCCAAGTCCATAGATGCGGCCAACTCTTTGAGCACAACAGAGAATTTAACAAACGATGCAAGATTCGGATTACCTGCAATGTTGAGCAGTTGCAGAAGACGCTGTGACCGCACCTCATTCTTCATAAGGCTTTCTGTGCCGCGAGCCTTAACTTCTAAATCCCCTTTGATATCAGGGTCAAAGTCAAACTGCATGTTAAATGCATAGAAAGCTTCGCCCAAAGGCTGTAATAGGTAATCGTCAATGTTCTTAACTACTCCTTTAACACTAAGTTGTGCTGCCCCCATCAGCATGGAGATACCTGCAGCAGTTCGCCCTGTGCCTTGCACCCCTGTTTGACCATGTGAGTACGACGGTATACCTGTGGCATCGTCAGCCATAGCGCGAGCTTTATCAAACATCATCATGTTTTCAGAGCTAACATTAGGGTACTTAGTGCCAAACAATGCTTGTCCTGGTGCGCCGCCTTGTCGACGGAATACTTTGCCGGGATACAACTCTAAGTCTTGCCCCGGAACAAGATTGGTTTCATCAATCTCAAAGATAAGATTGCCTGACAAAACAGCATTATCAACAGCCATACGCATAAAGCCGTTCATTAACTGTTGAGTGTCAGTCATGTTTTCTGCTAAGCCCACACCAAAAAATGAATACGGATTAAGTTCGTAAGGTGATGCAAAATACGGAATACGTTGCGGGGTAAAAGGATTAATGACAAGACGCAAGATTTTATCATTGCAAATCCAGCAGTTTACTTGAATAGTATCAACATCTTTTAAGTCTGCTGGTAATTCAAGTCCTGCATCTTCTGCTGAATCTTTATCTATGTTACCCCAGAACTCTAATATTTCAAATCTGTCAATATCGTAAGTATTGCGGTAGTCTTCAATGTCAGACTCCCACCATTTACGGACATAATTAGTGCCCATATTAATTGCCTCATCAATTGAGTCGTGCCTAAAATACGGACGTTTCTTTAAAGCCCTGAGGTCTGAGTGACTCATACGATGACGTTGAATAATAAATTCGCACTCTTCCATGTTTTTAGCATCAGAATCTGGATAAAAATTCCAAATAGATACATTCTCTACACGTGGTATAGTTTTAAATTGTGGGTCATAATTACCCTCGTCATCCCAATTTGCATATTCCTTGTCGATAGCAAATGGCCCTTTTAAAATACCGGTTCCAAACAATGCCATTTCAAATGCTGTCAAACGCAAATGTTTGGATGCACTAGACTCTTCAAGCTGGTCAAGAATTTTCTTTTCCATACGTTTGGATGCTTCAAAAGCAGGGTTATACGTTTGAGATGTAGGCGTTTTGCCCACTCCTTCACGTAAATCTTCTCCTATCTCTGCCAAGTCTTCAGAAAACACACCAAGGTTTAACTCTTCTAAATCTTTAGAAGTAGCACCGGGAGGTAAAGAATTGCCATCGCCTGTAAATCCATGCATATCCTTAATTTCTTCCATGGAGTTTTCGGGGTCTTTAGGGTCAAAATGGACAGCTTCTGCTACACCTTGAGGAATGCGAGTAGGGTCTACACCTAATGGAAAACGTTGACCAGCAAACAGAACATCTACAATCTGCCCATATGCTGCAAGTACTTTGGTTTTTGTAACTTTAATAAATACCTGAGATTTTTCAGTGGAAGTAAACTGCATATCAGGACCATACAAACCGCGATATTGGCGGTACGAATCAAGCCAGCGTTCTTCTTCGTCTTGCCGGCTAGACTCAACCATTTCAAATTTTCCACGGATGTAGGCAGCAAGTTCTTCTGAACCAGATTTAGGTTCAAAGATAAGAGCTTCTATGTGTTCTTCATCAGCCATTTATTAATATCCAAAGTTTGAGTCAGCGGGTTGCCATCTTTGTGTTGGTATTTGACTTGGGTAATCAAAGATGGACCGTGACCGAGGGCGCGACATAATACCATATCGCAAAGCATCATATAGGTGGTCTTCTACTTTTGTGTTGACATCCTCAGGATTATTTTTATCTAGCGGTAACGTTGGTAATTGCGCAATTAGGTTAGTGCAGTTACTAAATATTTCTATGCCCGCTCGTCCTGTCTCGTCATTTACTTGTAGTCGTCTGTGTACTTCGTTCTTACCAGCTACGCGGCTACCGCGACTACGGTCAGAGGGACGCCAACGACACCCTTCAACTATCATCTGCTCAGCTAGGCTTGGCCCTGTGTCGCCGCGCTTATGCCAAAGAGACGAGTCAAGCACTCCATAGTGCATTGATTCTCCCTCTTCTGCGTCTAACACCATGTGTGCCAGTTCTTTAGCCGTAACTTTGCTAACATACAGTTCACGGTACACCAGCAATGTTTCATCAGCAGGGTCTACGGCAAACCAAAGAACGCCGGAAGCAGAGGAATAGCCATAATCGCAAGCCCTAAATTTGCGCCATGAATTGGGTATATCATAAGGTTTTGTAACATGAACCAGCCTATTAAATTCTGAAAACGCGGCGCCTTCCGCAATATCCCATGAACCTTCTAATAATTGCTTTCGTTGTACTTCAGGCAATGAGAGCAGCATCGCTTCATAGTCGCCTTGTTCAGAAAGGTACGGATTATCCAACAATTTAGCTGGAATAAACCGTCGTTGAAATAACGGCTTTCCCGATTTACTGTGACGTTCTGGATAAACCAAAGTTTTACCCGTAGTAATATCCGTCGCCCAAAACGATTTATTATGCGGCGAAGGGTCAATAAACATTTTTTTAACCCATTGGTGCCCCGGACCGCCGGGGTTAGTTGTCGCTCGCATGAAGACGGGTAACGAGGGGTCAGCCGTTCTGAGACGTGAGCGTAAATAATCCCAAGCATAAGGTGTTCCGTATTGTGTCAATTCGTCTATACCAATGTAAGTAAACGCTTGACCTTGGTAACGCAAAACATCTTTGTCCTGCTCTAGATATGTCATCCAGATTCTAGCACCGGAGGGGAAGGTCCATTGGCTTTTCTTCTCCATCCATTTTGCGCCAGGATATGCTTTAGGGTACATCTCCTGACTTTTATGTATTAATTCGCGCAGTTCGTCATTTGTACGACGTAGAATAAGCGCGTTGAAGTTAGAATTTTGACAATACCGTAGCGGGTCTATGATAAGAGCGTAAGATTTTCCGCCCCCCGCTGCACCGCCATACAATACTTCTCGTTCCGAAGAAGCCAAAAAATCTGTTTGCGGACCAGCGTTAGGCTCAAATAGAACTTCGTCTTGTTGTTCTTCTACTGGTTGATATGAACCACTACCTATAAGTTGCGCTTCAGGTTCTTGCTGCACTTCTTCTTGTTGGGATAGCTTAACTAGCTTCTTTTGCGCCATGTTAAGTTGCATTCTAGCAGAACGTTTAGCCCGCTTCAGCTTCACCTGTTCCCGTTCTTCTTTGGTTTTGGGTTTGGATGTTGCCTTGGGCCGCGGTCTTGGCCGCACGGCGTTTTTGTTCAACATGTCTGCGTCTATCCGATGCGTCACGTTTTACACGTTTCCACAGGCCCATTGGGGTAATTCGTACTCCTGTGTAATCCGTAAGCCATCGCGCTACTTCTGGGTAGGACGAGGTTTTTAAATATGTTAGCCCTTCTTCTAAGGCTTCCAAATATTCTTCGACAGGTTCCAACAACTGAGGGTCAAACTCTGACCGCTTATATCCCCAAGGCACTCTGGGGCCATTTGCTTTATCATACCTATTCGTCGGATTCAGTCTCTGTGATGCTGTCATCATTTTTAGCCGGTAATATAAATAAACCCATCGGCTTTTCTGCCGATACATTTAGTTTTTCTACCTTAGAAAGCCCAACTCTGTCAAGT